GCTCCGATTTCGCCAGGTCATCCGGTCGGCCCGATTGCAGTTCGGGCTAGACATTCCCAACTCACGTTGCCGGGCTATCCGATGTCGCGTTGTTTGCGTCCATGTAGCTACTGTACCCGTGGGTAAAACTGAATGCAATACCCTTGGGTAAAATATTTTGCGAGCGACCGCACAAAAACAAAAGGCCCCGCATAGTCGGGGCCCTTGTGGCTCGAAAGTAACAGTCTGTTACGTAAGGTGCTTGATCATCCAGGCGGGGACAGCGTGCGCGACGCTGTACATCCAGGTGATCTCGTCTTCGCGATAGGTGACGATCGTCGGATCGTTCCACGCGCCTAGGCGAACATGGTGGTCACGCCGCGACAGCAGGCGCTTGAGCATCGTCTCGCCCGTTTCGAGGCGGACTAGGACGGTATCTTCTATCTCTGGTGGCCGGCCTGGCTGGACGAGAACGTACTCGCCTGGCATAAAGCGCGGGAACATCGAATCACCTACGACAGGGCAAATGAAAGCGCGCGGATCAGAGCTTGCCAGCTCTGCGTATTCGTCTGTAGCGCCCACGGGCGTATCACCATCCTTCCAAAGTATTGCGGGCAGTCCCCCCTGTGATTTTCCTATGACGTAGATGCGGCGGTATTTGGTCGCGTCGACTTCGTATCGGATCGGGGTGGCCGGTGTCGTTTCGTCTGATAACGTTTGCGTATTATCATCGGATGACATCTTACTTACCGATTCCCTGAATAGCGGTAATTTATCTGCTCTATTCGCGCTTTTGCCACTGGACAATTGTTCAACAGATATGTCAGCGTCGAGCGATCCCTTCGGCCAGCCGAGCGCCGTCTCGATCACATCGACCATATCTTCGCCTATTCGCTTCTTGCCTGCCTTACCTGCGGGATAGAGCATCCGCGAGACGTAGGACGGCTCCTTTCCGATCGCGCGCGCCAGGTCCGACGCCGACCCGTGGAACTTATGGTCGCGCACTTCCGCCAGCCTGACCCTTCTCTTTTCGTATTTATCCATAGGTAGCAATTGCAACCTAAAAATACTTGCGGGTAAATTCCCCGTAGGTATTGACTTTGTTTTACCCGTGGGTATAATCGAACTCATGGAAAAGCTCCGCACATACCTAAACTCCCTCCCGCCCCCGGCGCAAGAAGCATTTGCGATCCGCTGCGGGACCTCTATCGGCTATCTCCGCAAGGCGATCAGCAAGAAGCAAAAGTTCGACGCGAACCTATGCATCTTGATCGAGCGCGAGTCGCGAGGTTCGGTTCGTTGCGAGGACGTTCGTCCAGATGCTGGATGGTCTTACTTACGCGGAAAAGCTGAACACGCAGCTGCATAAGGCTCCTTTGACTTCGTAGCACCCACACGCAATCGCAATAGCCAGAGCCGTACAGCGGCCCTTAGTACTACGAGGTCACATGAAAGACAACCAACGAATAGGGGAAGGCATGGCGCGAATGATCAACAGCGGCCGCTTCGGCAAGCTGACGGAAGAAGCTCGTACGAAGATCGACATCGAGACGAAAGAGGAACTGCTTCGAATCGCTTGCGAGGCTGGCATGGGCGAATCTGAATTCCTCCGTGAGTTGATCTTGATCCGGGTTCGCGGCTTCGACTATGTAACGAGAATACATCGCGATCGGATGCGCGTCGTGGCAGGAATCGACCCTGACGATGGCGACTGAAGGCTCTCTCTAAAAGTCGGATCGTCACATAGAAATATCTTGGAGCATCAGAAATGCCAGTACGAATTCTTCGCGAAGGTATCTTGACGAGCGAGCGCGTAGACCTCCTAAGCGCTCACGCGGAGGTCTTCTATCGCCGTCTGATGTCTGTCGTGGATGACTTCGGCCGCTTCTCTGCCAATCCCAAGCTGCTGCGTGCTTCCTGCTTCCCTCTTCGTCTCGATACTGTCTCTGACGCCGATGTAACCGCTTGGCTTCAGGACTGCATTAAAGCCGGACTTGTGGCGGCATACGAAGTCAACGGTAAGCACTATCTGGAACTTGAAGACTTTCGCCAGCAAGTGCGAGCCAAAGCAAGCAAGTTCCCTGATCCGTTAGCACCTGCTAAGCAACCGTTAGCAGTTGTGAAGCAGTTGCCAGAAAGTGCTCACTTAGACGTAGACGTAGACGTAGACGTAGTTATGTCCGGCAAGCCGGACGAACACCAAGTTCTCGAATACCTCAACGAGCAGACGGGACATTCCTACAAACCGGTGGAATCGAATCTAAGGCTTGTGCGTGCTCGACTTGCTGAAGGCTCTACGGTCGACGAGTGCAAGTCTGTTATCGACGCCAAGGTTTCGGAATGGGCCTCGGACGCCAAGATGGCCCAGTACCTTCGTCCGGACACGCTTTTCAATGCAACGAAGTTCGCGCAGTACTCGGGGCAGTTGGGATCGACTGCTGAACCGATATTCCGGGAGAAATACCTGTGATCGCAGCCAACGCAGCAGAGATTGTCGACATGCGTCGCCGCGGCAAGCAGCCGGCCGTCTGGGTTCTGGTGTCGTTCGTGGGCCGCATCGATAACGACGACAACGGCTTCACGGTCGTTGCCAAGCCTGATCTGGATTACGACTGGCGATGGGTGATCGGCCTCGATGTGATCGCGTTCGCCAGGAAAGGTCAGAGCATCGCGCAGCAGCTCCGGGCGATCCGCAACGAGCAGCCGAAGTCGCTATCGCTGTGGGACGTCGACCTGAAGACCGGTGCGGAAGTGCATTTCGATTTCCCGGTAAAGCATGACATTGCGCATCGCCGCGCGATGTCGAAGACGCTGGCCATCGAGTTGGATACGTGGCCGGAATGGAAGCGGAAAGAATTCGTTCAAATGGGGTTTTGAAATGAGAGTGATCGACGGAGACACGATCGACCTTGCCGACTACATGAGCGAGTCGGAAGAGGTGCACAAGATCAGGCCGGCAAAGGAATGGTCACAGGGCGTCATCGATGCCTTGTACGCAAGACAGAATCACGCGCCGGTAACGCTCGGCTGGCAGAAAAGCGAAAAGGCGTTCGAATTCCGTACCGGCGAAGTGACGATCTGGGGCGGAATCAACGGGCACGGCAAGTCAATGATTACTAGCCAAGTCTCTTTGGACCTGTGCGTGCAGGACCAGCGCGTATGTATCGCCTCGCTGGAAATGAAGCCGGAAAAGACGATGCTCCGCATGGCCAAGCAGGCGTTCGCCTCTGGCTATCCGAATGTTGAGTTCATCCGCGGCATGCATGACTGGACAGACGGTCGCCTGTGGCTCTACGACCATACGGGCAGTGTGAAGCCCCAGAAGATGCTCGCGATCGTCCGCTACGCCGTTGAGAACTTCGGGATTCAGCATTTCGTGATCGACAACCTCATGAAGTGTGTCCCGGGCGACGACGACTACAACGGCCAGAAAGATTTCGTGAATTCGCTAACGGCTATCGCGCAGGACACAGGCGTGCATATCCACCTCGTGGCACACGTGAAGAAGGGCGGTAGCGAGTATGAACGTCCGGGCAAGTTCGACATCAAGGGCAGTGGATCGATTACCGACTTGGCCGACAACCTGTTCATCGTCTGGCGCAACAAGCGCAAAGAAGCGGTTCTCGATGGAAAGCTGAAGGTTCCGAAGGCTGAAGAGAACGAGGTCAAGTTCGGTCCGGACTGTTTCCTGTCGATCGAGAAGCAACGCAACGGCGATTTCGAGGGTTCCATCGGGCTTTGGTTCGATATGCAGTCGATGCAGTACGTCGAGAACCATGGCCAGCATCCGCGCCGCTATCACGTCGACGGTACGGGCGTTCCGCTGGAGGACTTCTGATGAAAGTATCGCCGGAATTCCTGGCCGACCTGCGCTACCTGTCCGCGATCTACGTGTGGACGGAGGCGATGAAAAAGCATGTTCGCGAGTCGGTGAGAGCCAATCCGACCGAATTCATCCAGTTCCTTTCCTCGCTGGCAACGGCGCATCGGAAGGGATACGAGGAATCAGAAGGCCGCGGGCTTGCCGTCTGGTGCGCTGAACATGGCGTTGCGCATCCTTACATTGGCGAACTCGAAGAGACGGAGGACTGATGAAGCGCAGTCCATCGGCACTGACGGCCGAGCTGCTGAAAGAACAGGGCTGGCTCGTGTGGACCGTCGAACGCTGGTTGCCGGGCGCACGAATCCGAGTCGATCTATTCGGGATTCTGGACCAGATAGCGATAAAGGACGGCGAAGTACTCGGATTACAGCCGACCAGTTGGAGCAACGTTCCGGCGCGGGTGAAGAAGATAGCCGAGTCGGACCATATCGGCGAGCTCAGAAAGCTAGGTTGGACGCTGCATGTGTACGGGTGGAAGTGGGACGCGAAGGCAAAGGAATGGCGCCATCGCATTGTCGACGTGAGCTAAAGGATCGGTGATGGCATTCGCACGCAAGCCGGGTACTGGAGATTTCGGGACGAGGCTCAAAGCCGAGCGCGTTCGCCGTGGATTCGGGCTTCGCGAATTTGCGGCGCAGGTGGGAGTTTTCCCTAGCACGATATCGGCCATTGAGAACCGCGGTGCAATGCCGAAATTCTTGATCGTGGTTGAGATGGCTCAGGTGTTGGAATGCTCAATCGATTATTTGGCAGGGCTTGAAGATTAAACGGGGGAGGGAGAAATGGCAGGGAATCGGAAACCAAGACGCAAGTACGTGCCGAAGGTCGGAGTAAAGGACACGGTAACGACGCTATTCGAAGGCGACGAACCGCTGAGGGGCGAACTGAAGGAAAAGGTACTGCTGACGACGCACATGGCCGCGCTGGCGCTCTCCAAGGGCGAAGCGACACAAGACGACTGGGGCGCACTCGTGACCGCCTGCAATGTCTGCCTCGTGCTGTGCGAGCAAGCGAAAAACAAGCACATCGGTCTGCAAGCTGTATATGACGCCGGCAACGCGCTTATTTCGGTGCAAGAGCGGTTCTTCGCGATGGGCCGCAGGGTAAGTACCGGCGACGAGCTTACGGCCGTCAATGGCGGGATACACGTGTTCGAGGAACTAGTCGAGACGGTGAGCAAGCGGAAATACGTTTGGGCATCGGATCAGATCGAGAAGCGGATGCGCGAGGGGCAGGTGGTCGGCGTGGCGCCGTTCAAGAAGACGACGCGATATGAACTGAGGAGCGCAGCATGAGCAAGTGGACGAAAGAAGAAGACCAGATCATCCGAGACACGTGGGCAAGCGACAAGCTGATTAAGTCGTGCCTGCCGTTGATCCCGAACCGCACTGAGCGGGCGATTATGGTACGCGTGCAAGCGCTAAAACTTGGGCCGCGTCCGCATATGAACCGTGGGAATCGTTCGACGATCTTGGCGATTGTCATGCGCGAGATGATGAATGGCTACGTTTTCAGTTCGCGTCAGATCGCAGACCGGTTCAAATGCACGATCAAGCACGCCTCAGACCTTCTCCGCGACCCATACGCGGAGAAGAAGATTCACATTCATGCGTGGCGCCGAACGCGTCCTGGTGGTTGCTACATCGCTGTGTACGGAATCGGCAATCACGAAGACGCGATCAGCCCCGGCCCGAAGTCGAAGAAGGAATACAACCGGACGCGTTACGTCAATAAGCGGATGAAGGAAGGCAAGGTACTCGGGAATGTCTTCGCCGTCGCGATGGCACAGGTTCTGAACACGGAGCCTCCGAAGCTGAGCAAAGGACGCTACGAAAGCCGTGTCTACCAGCAGTCGATGGCGTTGCGTGACTTTGAAGAGGCAGCGGCATGATCCCCGCCGATTTCGACGCCCTTTGGATCGCGCTCGGTATCAAACGGCGCGACTGGACCAAGCCAACAGAGCAGAAGGAGCAGAAATGACCAATCGAGAAATGTTTGAGGATCATTATCGGAAAGAGGGCGGATGCCTTCTAGCGTCGGTCAAAGAGAACCATTGGCGCACATGGCTGGCCGCTCAGGTCGCGCTGCTTGAAACGCAAGATATGAATAAGCCAAAGTTGCCTACTCGGATGGCGATGCAGGAGCCGACATGAGCGAGCGCCGAGTGTTCAAGCTGGCCAATGAGATCGTGCGACGAAATGCCATCAGCATGGTGGCGACAGCCAAGCTCGGATTCATCGTCGAGGTAAAGCCGGCAACGCGCAGCCTAGACCAGAATGCGCGTTTCTGGGCCCTTCTCACTGACATCTCCGAGCAAGTCGAATGGCACGGCCAGAAGTTGAAGCCGGAAGACTGGAAGCATGTTTTTTCGGCCTCGCTCAAGCAGCAGCGCGCCGTCCCGGGCCTAGACGGCGGATTCGTGGTGCTCGGCCAGTCGACAAGCAAGATGACGGTCCGCGAGATGTCGGACCTGATGGAGATTGCATCGGCGTTCGGGGCAGAACGTGGGGTGAGATTTTCCGGGAGCGAGGAATGACAGCCGCAGCCGAACGACTTCACATCGCCCGAGTCAAGGAATTGAACTGCGCAGTATGTGACGCCCACGGCCCGAGCGATGCGCATCACATCCTCGCCGGCCGCACGCCTGGAAGGAAAAGCCCCGGATTCTGCGTGATTCCACTTTGCAAAGACTGCCATCAAGGAAGCTTCAACGGAATCCACGGCCAGCGCCGCATGTGGGAAGTGGTAAAGGTAAGCGAACTAGACTGCCTCGCGGCAACGATCGAACGACTTTACGGGGGTAGAAAATGACAGTCAAATCAAACACAGCCGCATCATGGCTTGCCGAAGTCGAGAAGCGTGTCGAACGGCTCAAGTCGTCGACCGGCGAGGCGGCATGGCACGAAGCGCATGAACTCGTTGCAGCAGCTCAGATTCTGCGGGATGAGATCGCGGTAGAAGCAAACAAGGGAGGATGAAATGGCAGCGCGCCTGCGTAAGACGCACCAGGAAGATGTTCGGGCAAAGATTCAGGCAAGTCAGTTGATAAATGTCTTGCAGAATTATGCACTTGGTGCTACGGAATCCGAAATTCCGATGAGCAGATTGAAGGCAATCGAAATCCTTCTGCGGAAGAGTCTGCCTGACCTGACTGCGATGCAGATGGAACTGAGCGGCAAGGAAGGCGCGCCGGCCGTGCAGATAAACATCGTGAAGGCGGGGAAATGACTCCATTCCACAAGATGAACGATACGAGTCTACTCCTCGCAGTTGAGGAAGACTTCTCGCCGAAGGTCGAGGAATCGCTGTACGAGAAGCACGGAGCGAACCTCAGATACACGGGATGTCCGTGCGGCTCGGTGACTTTTCACCTGACGATGCGCAGTCTCGTGTGCGCGCATTGCACGGCCGAGGTGATCGGGCACTAAACCGTTGATATATATCCCATTTAAGATAAAATACGCAGGAAACCTAAGTATTCTGCGTTGTTGGTGGTGCGCGCGGCAGATCAGCGAGGGTGAAACCTGCTGTGATCCGCGCGAGAAGCATTTCTAGGGGAAAACATGTCGATTGCCGTATTCAAGCCGCTCGAAGATGCAGCGGGCGAAGGCGAGAAAGTGTGGGGCAAGCTCGCGCAGAAGGTCGTCGACGAGACGGAGCACGATCAGCACATCGCCTCGGGCTGGTTCGCATCGGCTCGGGAAGCGCTTGACGCTGCCGATCTGGCGAAGCTGGAGAAAGAGAACGCCGCGCTTCAGGCTCAGATCGCGGACGAGCAGGTGAAGCTGGATGGGCGCACGAAAGCGGCCAAGGAACTGAAGGCGAAGCTTGGCAGTGCAGAAGAAACGACTCAGCCGGCCGCGTGACGAGATGAAAATCTGCTCGGTCGCTGCGGGGCTGGAAGAAATGATCCACTCGGATAAGCCATGAAAGCTCCGAAATCCTACTTCGTGCAGCAAGGTCTAGGCGAACTGGGCCTGACTTCGGCCGTGTACGACATGGAACCGGAGGACTTGGAGCGCATCTCCGACCGACTGGATGCGTATCTGGCCGAACTCGAAGTGAAGGGCGCGCGTGTGCCAGGTTGGAGCTACGCAGACGCTCCGGGGATTGCGAACCTCGAAACGGTCGTGAATATCCCGATGCATCTCGTCAATCTCGTGATCCTGTCTGCTGCGATCATCTCGGCGCCGAGCATTGGCAAGAACCTGTCGAGCATCACGGTTGCTCAATTGAAGATCGCGCGGGATCAGATGCTCTACGCAGGGAAGCGGATTCCCCAGTATCAGCGCAACACGAACATGCCTGTCGGTTCGGGCAATCAGATTTGGGGGGATGGCGTGCAGTTCTACGTGAACAAACCTCCGAAGCTCGATGCCGGCCCGGATGCTGCGTTTGATCCCGAGATGGATCTGTGGAGCGGCGACAACAACATCAACGGATTCTAGGTCATGACGACGATCAACAATCTCTGCTACGACCAGACTCCGAACCTCGCCGACCAAGTTCCGATCTACGCGCAGTCCAGCGGCACGACTCAGCGCACGTCTATCAACATGCTTTTGGCTGTGCTGGCCCAGTTGCCGACCGTTCAGCCTGCTGCAGGTACCGGCCAGCTCTGGATTGATACGAGCGCTGGCAACGTTGTAAAAGTCGCTCTCTAGGAGCCGAAATGGCCGCTACAAAGAAAAACCCGCACTTTTCGGATTTGCCAATCGCGCCGAGCACGCTCAACGATCCTTTCGGGAATCGCCGCGATGCATCGGTCGCGCTGTCGAATATTCTGTCCGGTTCCAATGTCGTCGTGCAGGCGAAGGCGCTGCGTGACTATTACATCGCTTTGGCGAATCAGGCCGATTTCGCCGCAGGTGGAACAGGTTCGGCCGTTTCTGGGGGTGTTCCTTGAACGTTACTGCAATTAGCTCGACTCAAAGAAAGCATCTGGTCACTGCGGCCACGACGAACGCCAGCAATCTCTCTGCGGTCCCGTGTGGATTCGATGGGATGAGCGGCTGGTCGACGGTTGTCTGCTACCTGAAGATATTCGACAAGGCTTCTGCGCCGACGCTCGGAACAGACATTCCGGTGATGACGATCATGCTTCCGGCGAATGTGCCGCAGCGTATCGACTTCGGCGTTGAGACGTTCCCATGCAAGTTTGGGCTGTCGATCGCGGTCACGTTGAACCCTGCTGATCTTGATACGACTGTGCTCGCCGCGGCGAACACGTCTGGCGTCGACATCTTCTACACGCCGCAATCGCACCTCTCGTAAGGCAACGACATGGCCGCCACGATAAAGAATCCTCACTGGTCGCAATTGCCAGTCGCGCCTAGCACGCTTCCTGATCCGTTCGGGGACAGGCGCGCCGCGTCGCTCGCATTGTCGACTATTCTGAGTGGCGCCAACGTTACAGCCAATGGGAACGCGCTGCGTGATTACTATATCGCGCTCGCGAACCAGGCTGATCTGATTGCCGGCGGAACTGGCTCGGGCGTTGCCTCGATCTTCGCCGAGGACGATTTCATTGGCAGCAATGGAACCTTCGTCGAGTCCCGGGCGACCAATATCGGCAACAAAGCATGGAGCACGAACGCGGCTGGCGCCTTCACGTTGAACGGCAGCGGCAAGGCGACGACGACGATCCAGGCGAACGCCAATGCCAACGTCTTCGACGCGGGCGTGTCTGATTTCACGATTTCGTGTTCCATGTCGTCGTATTCGCCGGACGGTAACCTGTGCGTGCTCGCCGACCTTCTGTTCCGTTACGTGGATGCGAACAACTTCTGGGGCGTCGAGGTTGATCCTCGATACAACCGGGTATCGCTCTACAACAAAACGGGCGGTACGCAGTTCACGCGGATGTTTATTGCAGACGGAACGGTCGTCAATAACGCAGTCACTGCGGTTCGCGTGGATTGTCTCGGGCAGAACATCACCGTATGGGTGAACGGCGTGCAGGTTGCCTCGCTGGTTGACACGTTCAATCAGACGGCGACCAAGTGCGGTATCTACATGGGCGTGAACGGCCCGTCAGGCGGATTCGCGACATTCGGCCCGATCAAGGTTACGCCTTTTACTGGCTTGAACTACAACTGGCCGTTGTTCACGAAGCGCGCGGCTAGCGCTGGCGCGCCTGTGATCCCGCTTGGTTCGGCCGGCACGTGGGATGCGACGGACATCAACAATCCGACGCCGTTCTATGACGCTGTGAACTCGCGTTGGGCCATGCTGGCATCTGGCTACACCGCAGCAGCGCACACGACGAACGGTAACGCGGCAAGCTCGAATATACAGAACCTTGGATTGTGGACTTCGACGACCATTGATGGACCGTGGACGCCCGATGGTGCTAACCCGGTGATGTTGGCGAATGGAACAGACGGCATCTTTGCATTTAACGGCGGCGCCGTGCAGATTGCTGGCACGACCTATCAAGCCTACGTCTCGGACAACGGCACGACGATCCGATGGGCGACGAGCACCGATCTTCACACATGGACGCGAGTCGGCCTGATCTGTAGCGCGACTGTGCCGGCTTCGAATAACTCCTGGCGATCGCAAGGCGTCTTTGATCCGATGCTGCGCGTCCGTCAGGGAAGCAACGTCATTGAAATGTGGTGCTGCGGCCTCGGTGGTGACTCCCTGAAGCGCTTCGGGTTGCTTACGTCGAGCGATCTTGGCGCAACTTGGGTCGATCAGACCGGTGTTATCCCTGCCGCTCTGCCGCCTGTGAGCCTGTTCCGCAATGGCTCGGCTGGTGAGCCCGCTGTGTATGTACCGCCTGGTCAGGAAGGCCAGCAATATCTGATGTCCTTCGACTACGTGCCGCAGGTCCAGTCCGGCAACCCGCCGATTGGTCGTTTCGTCGGTCAGGGGATCTCGCTGGATGGCGGCCAAACGTGGGCGTGGCGTGTTGAGGCAAGCAAGCCAGGCACATATGCGTGGGAAAACTTGCAGGACTTCGATTCGTTCATGGTCGACATCGGCGATGGAACGCTGCGTATGTTCAATAGTGGCGCGAATACTTACGGCCCGTCTCTCGGCCTGAATATCCAACTAGGCGAGCAATCGGCGCCGTGGGGCAAAACCAGCTTGATCTCGTAAGGAGCAGTCATGTCGAAAAAGCATCCGGGTTTCGCAGCAGAGCAGGCCAAGATCGCGCGCAAGGAAGGCATTCCCAAGGCGAACGCGGGTGCAATCCTCGCATCGGCTGCGCGTGGTGCGTCGGCGAAGGCGAAGAAAGCCAATCCTGAGCTGAAGAAAGTCGCGAAGAAGAAGTAATGGCACAGGTTCCGCTCGCCAACACTCAGCCGCTGCCCATTCCTTTAATGACGGGCGGGACAAGCACGACCGACGACGGCAATGTGCAGGGCGAGTTCGCCGTGAACGTGAAGCTGCGCCAGATTCCGACGAAGGATAAGCCTGGCACTTGCACATCGCATGGTGGCCTGTCGCAGTGGATGGCGTCGTCGGCGATTGGTGAGTCAGACCGCGGCGGAATCCTGTGGAACGGCGTCATGTACCGCGTGCAGGGCGGCTCGGTCTATTCGTACACGACTGCCGGCGTGCGCACGAAGATTGGATCGGTGGCGAATGATGGGCTACGCGTGCGTCTGGATTACGGCTTCGATAACCTGATCATCGTAAGCGCGGGCCTGCTCTATTACTATGCGCCCACTGGCTACAGCAATGCCACAGGCGCGACGGTGGTATCGGGAGGTACTGGCTACGCGGTCAACGATACGATCACGATCGGGCCGCTTGGAGTCTATGCGACGCTCAAGGTTACAGCCGTCTCAGGCGGAGTCATCACCGCGGCGGTCGTGATCGTGCAGCAGCAGTTGCTGACCAAGTTCATCCCGGCCAATCCCAATCCGCAGGTGCTTTCGAGCGGTGGCGGAACGGGCGCAACGTTCAACCTGACGTGGACGAGCGTCGGCAACTTCCTGCCGGTGAACATGGCTCTGTCGGCTGGTATCACGCCTGTGGTCGACGCGTGTTTCATGGCTGGCTATGTGATGGTTACGGACGGGACGGATGTCTGGTCTAGCTCGCTCGTGAATCTGACGTTCTTTCCTGGCTACTTCGGCAGCGCTGAGTACGATCCGGACGGCATCAGCTATATCTACAAGCTCAACAATCAACTCTACGTCGGCGGCAAGAATACGACGCAGACGATGGCGAATACGGGCGGGAATAACTTCCCGTTCACCGCGCAGCAGTCTTACACATTCGATATCGGCTGTGCATCGCGGCAGACGATGTGCTACTTCAATCGCACGCTGGCGTGGATTGGCGGCGGACGGAACATGCCGAATGGCGTCTGGATGCTCAATGGCAATGCGCCGGCAAAGATCAGTTCGGCCGCGGTCGACTACGAGCTGGCGCAACTTACGGCCGATCAAGTCGCAGTCGTGACGCTCGAAGCGATCTCGTTTGAGGATTCTGAGTTTCTGTACGTGCACCTTCCTGACAAGACGCTTCTGTACGATGCCACAGCAACGCTCGGCCTCGGCGTGAAGTTCTGGACGCAATTGAACAGCGGAGCAGAGGCTGATGATTTCTACCGTGCTCGGAACTTCGTGCGATTCAATGGCATGTGGGCTTGCGGTGATCTGGCTGACAATCGTATTGGCTTTTTGGATAGCACTACTGGTGGCCACTATAGCGCCCCTGTACTGCATCGTTCCTCGTCTCCTATGGTCATGCTTCCGTTGGCTTCTGCGGGGCTTCGATCGGTCGAACTGAAGTGCGTTACGGGGCAGGCCGGCGATACATCAAGGATTGCAATGACCTACTCGCCAGACGGTATTCGCTGGTCGCAGACGCGCTATACCAAGGCGGTCACGCGCGGTGGCTATAGCAAGCGCATTCGTTGGCTGCCTGGCGGACTGACGCGGAACAAGTTGCAGGTGCGCATCGATCATGTGACGACGCAGCATGTGACTTGGTTCGGTCTGGACCTAGAACTCGAACCGCTGAATACGTAATGGCCAATCTTACGCGCGTCAATCAGATGTCACTCGCTGCTGCGCTCGGCGGTGATACGGCTGTCGCGGATGCGATCGGCAATGTTGTAAACGGTAGCGCGATGAATGGGTTCGCGCCTATCGCTTCGAGCGGTAGCGCTACGGGCGTGTGGGCTTCGATCGGCACGCTCGTTTATGTAGAGATAACACTGGTTCTGCCGGCAAGCGGTAAGCCGACAGTGACATTACCTTTCACTCACCAAGGATTGAGCAGCCAGAGGGGCGTTATTCCTGGCGTATCAGCCGCAGGTGTCGCTGTAACGGGCATTGTTGGCCCGGAGTCGGCGGTATTGGCATTGAGCCGTTATGACGGCGCGGCATTGGATGCAGGGACTTACTACCTTTCTGGCACATATGAATCTGACGTGGGGTGAAACATGGTAGCAGCAGCGGTAGGAGCGGCGGCCGTTGTCGGCGGGGTGGCTAGTTCTGCCATGTCCGCGAGCGCTGCCGGTGATGCAGCCGACGCGCAGTCGCAGGCGGCAAGCAGCAATCTTGCGCTGGCAACGCGTCAATACGACACGATGCAGGGGCAAATCTCGCCATACCTTCAGGCCGGCCAGACCGGGATGCAGGGTTACGAGGATCTGCTCGGGGCCAATGGTTCGGGTCCGCAGGGCGCGGCCATCAACGGCATCAAGACAGGCGCGCAGTATCATGGCGACATGCAGACGGCGAATGAGAACATCCTTGCCAACGCATCAGCGACGGGCGGGTTGCGTGGCTCCAATACGAGCAATATCCTTGGAAATACGTCAATCAACACGCTAAACGGCCTGATTACGCAACGCCTCGCCGGCTATGGTCAGTTGATGGGCAACGGTTTGAATGCGATCAGCGGCTCTCAGGCATCGAGCAATGCCTTCCAAGGCGCAGCGACGAACGCCAACAATCAGACGGCCAACGCTGCCACGTCTCAGGCTGGCTCGCTCTCGAACTCGTTCAACTCCGGCATCGGCGCGATCACTCAGGGTATCAATCGGTACGCAGTGCAACAGCCTGCCGCGAATAACCCGACCTATGGCACAACGGACGCGGGTAACCCAATCCTTTTCACAGGAACGTAAATGGCCGATCTGATCGATTTTTCCAATATCGGCAAGGGCATCGACGCGCAGATGGGCCAAGCGGCATTGACTGGCCAGCAGCTCGGCGTGAACGATGCGACGCTTCCCGGCAGGATTCAGGCGACGAACGCAGGCAATGCGGCCAGCGTCTCGAACTCCGGCTTGCAGATCAGCAACAACCAGCGTCAACAAGCGTTCCAGATGGAATCGCAGGCGCTCGCATCGAATCCGAATGCTCAGCCTGCCGACTATCAGGCACTCGCGAACAAGTATCCCGAGTTCGCGCAGCAGGTCAACGCGAACCAGCAGCAGACACAGCACAACTGGGAGAACACGCGCGCCCAGATGTCGGCTGATGCGGTGAGCACGGTTGCTGGCATGCAGGCTCGCTTGCAGGCGAATGATGTGCCTGGTGCACTCCAACTGCTGGAAGCGCGCGCCGTACGTCAAGAGAACTCAGGCGACACGCAAGGCGCAGCGTCGACGCGTTCTTTCGAGGCGCTGATCAATCAGAACCCGGAAGCTGCAAAGCAAGTCGCATCGAACATTCTCAATGCTGGCAGCGCGAACACAGCGGAGCAATTGTATGGGAACCAGAAATCCCAAGCGGGCGCGGTCGTTGCGCAGAATACAGTCCCAGCGGCAATCTCTCAAGCGCAATCAGATGCTTCTCGTGCTGGAACGGCGGCCGCGTATGCCGCTCCGCAAGCAGCGGCGAATCTACAATCGACTCAGGCTGGAACTGCTCAGACCGTAGCCAATACTGGCGTCACGAATCAACAACTGGTCGCGCCCCCTGCGGCGATCACTGCTGCTCAACCGGAATACAACGCCAGCCAGACGAACCAGCAGCTTTCGGATCAATCCGGCGAACTCGCGAATGCATTCGGCCAGATCGAAAACGGCGGCGCAAGCGGCGTGCTCGGCGCGACGTGGGACCAGGCCGGCCGGAAGTGGACAGGCGACACGTCTAAGCTTCAGCAACTGCGCCAAGAGGCGTCATCGCTGGTGACGCAGGCTGAGACGGCGAGCATGGTCAATGGCAACTTCACTGATGCGTCGACGGCGCGCGCAGTGCAGAACGTTCCGCAGATCACGGATAGTCCGAAAGCATGGTCGACATACTTGCAAGCGCGTCAGAAGTTCCTCGCCTCGAAAGCGGCATGGTCGAACGCCCGCGGCGACTGGATGCGCGGCAATAACGGCTCAGTGGGTCCAGCATATCGCGATATGACGATTCAGACGCCGAACGGCGCGGCATTCGTCAAGCAAGGAGATAGCTTCACGCAGTTCAGTAAGAAGGTGGCGCCGAGCTATTACACGACGCCTGGCGCTAACTCCTTCGATCCGACGCAATGACCAACACTACCTTTCCCGTCTCTTACAAAGATCCGGTCTACGCGGCGGCCGATCAGAGCGCGTCTGAGGTCGCAGGCATCCCGCCCGGTCTGCTCACGAGCATTCGCACTGTTGGCGAGAAGTCGAACGCCAATCAGGTATCGAGCGCTGGAGCGACTACGCCATACCAATTTACGCCTGCGACTCGAGATCTGATCATCAAGAAGTACAAGATTGATCCGACATCCTCGCCACAGGCCGCGGCGCTCGGTGCTGCGTATCTGCTCAAAGAAGGCATTCAGCGCACAGGCAGCGCGGCAGGCGCGGTCACGCAATACATTGGCGGCACTGATCCGGCTAACTGGGGCGGACAGACGCGCGCGTACACGAATCGTGTGATGGCGCATTTCACGGGAAGCGGAGGACAGGATACGCCTCAGCCTGATCCGAGCCAGAGTGCTCCGATCCCGAATGCTCCGCTGCCGAGCGCGGCGTCGTATGGGCTTGACCCGTCCGTCGTCGGAATGGCAGGCGCTCCACAGCAGCAACCTACGGCATCAGTGCAGGCTCCGCAGGCTGCGCCGCCCGGTGCTGGCGTCAATGCTCAGATCGTGGCGGACTACAACGCTGGCCGTCTGTCTCCTGAAGATATGAAGGCAGTAGAGCAGCGCGCTTCGAAGATCGGTATCGATCCGAGCCAGTTGCAAAAGCCACAGTCTGGCATGCCTCCAGTTTCTGGGCCGCAATCTGGTATGCCACCTGTTTCCGGCGCGCAATCGACGCCAGCAGCTAAGCCGATCGGCCCGCAAACGCTCGCAGCAATGCAGACTGGCACGCTCACGCCAGATCAACTGGCGACGATCAAGGCCGGTGTCGCCAATGGCACGCTGACGATGCCCGCTCAGCAAACGCCCGCGCAGGACACTAGCAGCGGCTGGAATCCGCTCGGTGGCGTATCGGCTGACGCAATGCCTACCGCTCCGCAGAACCCGGCAACCGCAGCGCAGAACGGCTCTACGCTGTCAGACGTGGCGGAGAAGGCTGTTGGCGGCGTCGCAGGCAGTCTGCTCGACATTGCCTCGGCTGGCGGTCGCCTGGTGGGCGCAGATGACTTTGCAAACCAAGCGAACGCTGCGCATCAGCAAATCGACGCCAAGATGGCACGCGACACGAACAACAGCACGGCTGGCAAGGTTGCTGGATTCGTCGGTGAGGCGGCTCCGTATGCCGCGATGGGCGGCGCATCGCTTCCAGGCGCTGTCGCTGGCGGTGCTGTCGCTGGTGCGGCTCCTGCTGTGGCGCAGAACAAGTCAATAGGCGAAGTCGCGCGCGATGCGGCTGTAGGCGCTGGCGCGGGTGCGGCTGGCCTCGGCGTCGGCAAGGTCATTGGCAAGGGCGTATCTGCTCTCGCCGAGAATCCGACTGTTGCCAAGGGCATCGCACGCCTGCAAGAGATGTTCGGCGGTACTCCGTCTGAAGCGACGAAGGTCGCAGCCAGTGGCGCGGCGCCTGACGCTCAGGTCGCGGCCGACATCGCGAGCGCAACCGGTCACACGCCAAACGAATTGGCGACGAAGATCGAAACGGCTCCTGCGTCGCAAACGCCCGGTTACACGCCGACTGCAGCCGAAATGGCGAACGATGCGAACGTAACGACGTTGCAAAAGGCGAACACGAACGCGAATCCGTCTGTTGCTGCCAACGCGAGCGCGAACAATGACGAGGCGATTGCTGCAGCGCTGCAGAAAGGCAAAGCGCCTGGCTCGATGCCGGCGGAAGCGCCGAACAATCCCGGCACGCCTGCTGCTCCACAGGCAGCAGAACAGGCCGGCGAGGCAGCAGCGCAGCGTAGTGACGCACTGGCAGCGCAAGGGCAGACCGAAGTCCAACCGCTCGCCAAGCCGGTGGCCGATCGTCTCCAAGCGCCGCAGTTTGAAGCGCCAGTCAAACTCGCCAAGAAGATCGCAGCAGATCAAGGCTCGACCGTGTTCGAGGACTTGCAGAAGGCGAAGCATGCCGATGCGGCCGCGACGCTCGACCAGATCACTGGCACGCCCGAACAGTTGGCGGCGGCGAAAGCGGCACGAAGCGCGGATGCGTCGGATAACTTCCTGCCAATGAATGCATCGACGACGTTCGATTCTGATGCGTGGAAGAATCTCGCGAAGCGGCCGACGTTCAAGGAAGCGATTGGCGAGGCTGGCGACATTGCGGCCGACCGTGGCGAGCAAGCGGCGATTACGGTCAATCCGGACGGCTCAGTTACGGCAACCGGGCGCGGCTTGCTGGACGCGAAGCAGGGTATCGATGGTCTGATTTCGAAGGCTTCACTCGCCGGCGATACGTCCAAGGTAACGCGCTACACAGCGGTAAAGAAGGCGCTACTCGAACAGATGGACCAAGCCTATCCGGAATACGGTGCAGCCAGAGCGAAGTTCGCCGAAGCGAGCGGTCCTATTGACGCCATGACTGCGTTGCAGACTCGTGTCAATGGGGCGATAAACCCGGCAACTGGCGAAGTGAGCGCTGAAAAGCTGATCAACACGATCAACAGCGTCAAAGCGGAACAGATGAAGCCCGGCTTTCGTCCTGCCGACAAGGTTCCGGATGCGACGCTCGACGCGCTGGCAGCATTGGCTAAGCACCTTCAGAACAAGAACGATCTAACAGGACTGCCGGCCGAAGGTCAAGAGTACATCCGACGCGCGCTCGCATCCAGCGAGAAACATGCGGTAGCGCATGAAGAGTTCAAGGGCATTCTCGACAACCAATCGGCGGCCTACAAGGAACTGCACGGCGCGCACGCGCAGAACATCGCCTCGATCGAATCGCAGAAAACGAGCCAGACGGCGCTCGCGCAGGCTCAAGACGTGGTGAGCAACGCATCGTCGCCCGCCGATCTGCGCAAGCTCGACAAGCTGCTGCCGGACATGGAAGCGGCTGACCGCTCGAAGGCGATCGCACTGCGCCAGCAGAAGGCGCGCGAGCTGGCACTGAGCGAAGTATCGGATCGCAACCTGAACAGCCGAGGCGGAACGGAATTCAACCGTGGTACGTTCAAGGGTGCGGCCGACAAGTATTCGCCGTTCATGTCGAAAGAGGATGCGAGCCAGTTCGGCAGCGTCGCGCAGGACTTGCATAACCAGACGACGACATATGCCAAGACTGGCAAGATCGGCGGCAGCGATACAGCGCAGAACCAAGGGGCAGCGAAGCGCTTCGGGCGCAATCTCGGTGAGGCGTTCAAGGATGCCACAGTCCAAAGCCTGATCGGCGGCGCTCTTGGCTCTGCTGCGGGACCGTTCGGCGCTGCTGGCGGCCTCGTGGTTGGCGCAATAAGTGGCGCTCTAAACCGCACGATCACGCAAAAGGTTTCCTCGATCACGACCGAGAACGCGGCAAAGCTTCTTTCTAACGGTAAACTATTGGCCTCAGCATTGCGCAATTACGAATCGCTCGCGGCCCGTCGTCTGTTCATCCAGCAACTGTCGCAGAAAGCGGGGTATGTGGCCGGCGCCACAGCCGCAAATCAGTTTAACGGTCGCCGTTAGGACAACTATGAACACACCAGTCTTCTCTGTCGAAAAGTTTCAGGATGTGTATGCAGAACTACGTCCGTTGCTGGACGAGCATTACGATGAGATCAGCATTCACAAGCAGATGGGATATGAGCTAGAGCCGAATGTTCCTCTCTATCGCGCGATGCAGGATGCCGACCAGCTAATGATGATGATCGGGCGGCTTGAGGGCCAGATCGTCGCCTACTTCGTCGCTTTCGTTCGTCCGAGCATCCACTATGGCGGATGCATGGAAGGAATCGGCGACATCTTTTATGTCGAACCGACGCGACGCGGCCTTGAGCATGGGAAAGCGCTCTTTGCGGCAACTCGCGCAGAGCTGGTTAGGCGCGGCGTGAAATGCTGGATGGCAGGCGAAAAGCTGGCATTCCCATGCGGTGATTTCTTTGCTGGAATGGGTTTCGAACCTTTTGAGCGGAAATGGGTGCTATGGCTCTGACCAAAGAAGAACGACAGGCGAAGGTTTGGGAGCGCGCGACGGCCCGATTCGATCGCGCTTATGGGCCGCAACAGCAAATTCGACTCGCAGCACTCGAAGACCGGCGCTTTGCCTTCGTCGACGGCGCGCAGTGGGAAGGTGGCCTAGGCGCGCAGTTCAACAACCGGCCGCGCTTCGTTGTGAACAAGGTGCAGAAAGCCGTGCGCCGGATTGTCTCTGAATACCGTGCCAATGCGATGACGGTCAACTTTCGGTCTAGCGAAGATGACAGCCGCCAAGATGATCTCGACGCGCTCCGCATCGTCTACCGGTCGGACGAGCAATACAGCGGCGCCCAAGACGTGTATGTGTCCGCATTCGAGGAAGCAGTAGCGGGCGGCGTTGGAGCGTGGCGCCTGACGAATGACTACGACCATCGCGCGGAAACCGAACTCGACGACGATACGCCGCAACGCATTTGCTTCGAGCCGATCAACGATGCAGACATCAGCGTGTTCTTCGATCCGGATAGCCGGAAGCTCGACAAGTCGGATGCGAAGTGGTGTACGGTACTGAACCCGATCTCATGGGACACGTACACGACCGAATATCTCGGTGATGCGGTGGAGCTCGAAAATCGACCGAGCAGTTTCAAGATGGTCCGCTCGCTGAAGCAATTCGACTGGTTCACGAATGATTCCGTCTACATCGGCGAGTATTACGAGGTCGAGAAGAAGATCGAGAAGTATTCGGTCTGGCGCGAACCGCATTCTGGCGTCGAGCAGAAGGTCTATGCCGGACTTGACGCAGACGATCGGGAAGCAGCGGAGGAACAAGAGCAGCACTTGGGATCGGTCGGATACATCAAGGTCCGCAGCGGAAAGCGTAACACCAAGAAAGTGCGCAAGTACTTCATGGATGGCTGCGGCGTTCTGAAGGACTGCGGCTACATTGCTGGCTCTGAGATTCCGATTGTGGTTGTCTACGGTATTCGCCAGATCATCGATGGTATCGAACGCTTCCAAGGCGCTGTACGGCTCGCGAAGGACTCGCAGCGCCTGTACAACATGCAGATCAGCACGCTTGCGGACATCACGGCATTCACGCCGCGCGAGAAGCCAATCTTCGTGCCTGAACAAGTCGCTGGGCATGAATTGGCATGGGCGCGCGATCTGGTCGACAACAATCCGTACCTGACGGTCAACCCGATTACCGGCGCAGATGGCTCGCAGACGGTCTCGGGCCCGGTCGGATACATCAAGCAGCCGGACGTTCCTCCTGCGCTCGCCGGCCTCGTGCAGATTACCGCTGCCGACATGATGGATGTGACGGGTGGCGATCTGGCAGCTGGCCAAGTTACTTCCAATACGTCCGATGCGCTGGTAAGTCGTGTGCAGGCGCATCAAGACATGCAGGTCTACATCTTCGTCGACAACATGTCGCGTGCGATGCAGCGCTGCGGCAAGATTTATCTGTCGATGGCGTGCGACATCTATACCGAAGACAGCCGCAAGTTCTCTGCCAATGGCGAGGACGGCTCGCCCGAGTCTACGACGATCAACGTACCGGCAATCGATGACGAAGGAAAGCCGACGATTGCGCGCTCGTTCACGCCCGGCCTCGATGTGTTTGTCGACGTTGGTCCGGCGTTCAACAGCCGAAAAGATTCGACCGTCAACGCAATCGCGAAGATTCTGCCGGGGATCTCCGATCCGCAGATGCAGCAATTGATGCTCGCGACGCTCGTGCGGAATCTCGACGGCGAGGGCATGGAAGACCTTTCCAAGTTCGCGCGGATGCAGCTCGTCAAGGCTGGCGTCGTGAAGCCGAACGACGAGGAACAGCAAGAACTCGACGCCGAGCAGCAACAGGCGGCAAACGCACCGCCCGACGCTCAGACGGTCGCGCTACTGGCTCAGGCTCGCGAGTCTCAGGCCAACGCAACCAAGAGCGAAGCGACAGCCGTGCAAGCGCTTTCCTCTGCCGAACTCAACCAGGCGAAAGCAGCACAGGCGATCTCGGATACGAATGCAAGCCAGTTGTCGACCATCATGGCCATGCTTCAGAACATCGAGAACCGCGTGAACGCGCAGGCCGGACAAGTGAGCCAGAGCCAACCGCAAGGACCGATGGATGCCAAGGTGAATCAGGCTATCTCGACAGGTATCGCCGCGCCATCTCCGGGCATCAATGCTTTGCACGGCACGCAGCAAGTCGACCCATCCGCGCAGCAATTGACCGCAGGCAATGCGCCGGCTCCTGTGGCGCCTCCAGTGCATGTGTCGAATCATGCCGCGGTCGGTAAATGAGCGAAGTATCTCTCCCGGATTGGGCCGAATGCCTACTTAGCCAAGGCCCGCGGTACACCATTTTTCACGGTGGACGCGGTTCGGGTAAGTCAATGGCGTGCGCAACCGCGCTGGTGATCCGCGCTGCGGCAGAGCCATTGCGCATTCTGTGCTTCCGGGAAATTCAGGAATCGATCGATGAATCCGTCAAGGCAATCATCGAGCAGCGCATCAAAGACTGCGGTCTGGAAGGCTTCTTCAATATCACGAAGAAGGAAATCACGGCTCCAAACGGCAGCAAGTTCATCTTTCGAGGACTGAGCGACGAAACGGCGACATCGATTAAATCGCTGAACGACATCGATATTGCATGGGGCGAGGAAGCACAGGCCATCTCGAAAGATTCGCTCGATCTTTTCCTGCCGACTATCCGGAAAGATACGTCTGAGATTTGGTTCAGCATGAACCCCGAGCTCGATACCGATCCGGTCTACACGACGTTCATCCAGAAACGCCCCGCCAACGCCAGAATCATCGAGGTCAACTGGGATAAGAACCCGTTCTGGAATGCCGCAATGGAAGCAGAGCGGCAACGGTCGATGGCGGACGATCCAGACGACTACGATCATATCTGGGAAGGCATTCCGAAGTCTGCGGTGTCCGGCGCCATCTATCGCCGCGAGATGCACGAACTAGCCACGCAAGGCAGGATTCGGCCGTTGCTCCCTGATCCTGTGCTCGGCACTCATGCCGTTTTCGACTTGGGCATCAACGACAGCATGTCGATAACGATCGCGCAGGCGGACATCAGCGGCCTACGCGTCGTAGGTTTCCACGAAGACAACAACTACGCTATCGAGCACTACTGCGAATGGCTGAAGGATAACGGCTGGAAGCATTCGGTCATCTGGCTGCCGCATGATGGGAATGCGCGATCCGTTCAGACCGGTCTAACGACGAAACAGACCGTGCAAAAGCTTGGCTGGCAGGTGGAGACGGTCCCGGAAATCGGCGTCGAACCGGGCATCAAGAAGGCACGCACAGCGCTCAAGAACGCTTTCTTTTCAGATTCAGATGATGTCGACGAACTGATCGAGCATCTTCGCCGCTACACACGCGCGAAGTCTGGCCATCCGAAGCATGATGAGCATTCGCACGCCGCGGATAGCTTCCGATACGTCGCCGTCGCAATGGAGCACTTCAAGAACGTATCCGAGCGGAAACGTCACACGGCCGAAATGGCGAGAAACGTCCGCATCATTCCGACCGTGAATCACTGGGCCAAGGTTTAGACGTGCAGATCGATCACCATCGAGATGCGATCGACGGATGATTCATTGCGCACTTCGTGTTCAAGTTCATTTCTGAACCAGAATAGGCGCCCCGTCAGCATCTGAAGCGTCTCGTCGCCTTCGCCGTTGCCGCAGTAGATGACCGCGCCTGGCTGGCCCTGAATCACAAGGTGAAAGCGGCGCCAATATCTGACGTGCTCGGGCGTGTCGGCATGTCGAAAGATCCTGCCGCCTGGGCGAATCCGGTTGATCATCACCCGGCCGACGCGCGTCGCCAAAGAGAACCGCGCCAGATTGAACACGAACTCATGTGCCTGCGTGAGCTTCGACCATGCCGGCCATGCTATCGACTCGTGCTGATCGTACCCGGCAAGCTTGTTTGCCTTGTACAGATCGATCTCTTCCTCACTCATGCCGGTCTGAATCTCCGGGAAGCGCAGCATGATCGTGTCTGTATCGCCGAATGGTCCCTGTGGATAGTTGCGCAAGAACGTGTCAGCCGTCCACAGATCAGGGTCCATCGAGATTGCGAGTGCGAGGGCGCTTACGTCCATGCCGTCTTTAATTACGTGGAAATTACGCATCAGAATGAGATTTGAAAAACGGTGATGATGAGGAACAGAACGCCAATCGCAGCGCTCCATCCGAAAATAGTCTTGAGCACTTCACGGCCATTACGCCGGATGTCATCGGCCAGCACGAATGGGAACAGGATCACGAACCCGATCGCATCCATGACCGAATGACGCATCAGGTAAAGCACTCGCAGCACGGCAAGTGAGAGCAGCACGATTGCGATCAGTTTCACTTCTGTTCCTTTTCGTCGAGTTGTTTCTGAACCATGCGCCTTATCACCTCGGCTACAGAATAGCCTTCTTTATCGGCAATCTCGCGTAGTCGCTTCAGCATCGGCTCGGGCAGGTAAATTTGAAATCGGTCCATGTGTGCATGGTAGACGTATATCGTCATCCTTACTAGGTGGATTTGTCGTATACTTGCCGAATTGCATTTTTCCACCTAAAGGTGAGTGAATGAACGAAGAACTCGACGCGCAGCAAACCGAACTTGAGCAGGAACAGCCTACCGAAATCGCGGTTCCCGCTTTGTTTGACGACGAAGATCAGGAGTCCCAAGAGCAAGAGCCTGCGGAGGGCGCCGAGCAACCTGAAGGTGATCCCCCGTCACTGAAGGGCCAACCGGCGCCCAAGTGGGTCGCGGAGTTGCGCAAGAGCCACAAGGAGATTCTTCGCGAGAAGCGCGAACTCCAGAAGCAGAACGACGAGCTGCGCGCAAAGTTGCCGCCGCCCGTCCAGGCGCTCGCCGCAAAGCCTACGCTCGACCAGTATGACTACGACGAGACGCGGTTCTCCGAAGCATACGACAAGTGGATGGAGCAGAAGTCCGCGCAGGAAGCCAAAGACCGCGCTCAACTCGACGCGCAGCGCAAGGAACAGGAAGAAGTCGACAATTTCAAGAAATCTTATGCCGAACGCAAGAAGTCGCTCGGCGTGGAAGACTTCGACGAAGCCGAATCCGAAGTCGGCACGATCCTGAATCAGACGCAAGCCGGTCTGCTGATGCGCGGGGCGGATGA